ATCGGTGCGGCACCTAAAACAATGCTTATCTATCGCGCAAACGCGGCGACGACAAAGCGCAAGACGGCAGTCTATGACGTTGACGGCAAGGATGCCTGCGTCGAGATACTCGCCGAAGGCCAACAGTTTGTCGCCAGCGGCATCCACCCCGACACCAAGCAAAAATACACATGGCCGTCTGACAGCCTTATGGACTACCCGGCAAGCGAATTGCCGCTCGTTAACGGCGACGATATTAGCGAGTTCCTGGCCGCTGCGAACACCGTACTCGGCAACCATGGCGTGATAAAGTCCAAATCGTTGTCAAATGGCAGCGGCTCGGGGAGGGGGCTGGACTTCTCATCGCACCCAAAAGAGGCCGAATATGAGCGTATTTTAGCGGCGCTGGCGCATGTCAGCAATGACGATTTGCATTATGACGACTGGGTATATGTGGGCCACGCCATAAAGGGTGCATTGGGCGATAATGTGCCGGCGTTTGATCTGTTCCACCGCTTCTCTGAAAAATCCAACAAATACGACAGTGGCGAAACCGACCGCATGTGGCAGTCGATTGGCGATGTCAAAACGATTGGCGCCGGCACGATATTTCATATGGCCGCCGCGGCTGGTTTCTATGTGCATGAAGATAACTTTGGGCCGGGGGATCTGACCGAGAGCGTGGTGGGCGCGCCCGACGAATTCCCAGACGCAGTGGAGGTAGCGGCGGACGGCGACGGCTCATTCTGGGCGCACAGCGTCCACGCCCCTATAGCGCCTCGTGAGTGGGTCATAGAAGACTGGGTGCCCCGCAAGACTGTGACTATGCTGTTCGGCGCTGGTGGTGTAGGCAAGACGCTCCTGGCGCAACAACTGGCCAATTGTGTGGCGGCCGGGGAGACATTTTTCGGCATCAAGACGCAGCAGATGCCGGTTATCAACGTGTCGTGCGAGGACGACGGGGATGAACTATCCCGCCGCCAGCTAGACATAAATCAGTGGATGGGCATCAACGAATTCGGCTCCGGGCCTGACAATCTGCTGCTCTGGCCGCGCGTCGGGCACGACAATATTTTGGTTACATTCCCCGGCCATGGCGAGGATCAACCCGGCAAATTCTACGAGACACTGTGCAACAAAGTAGAAGATGTCAAAGGCGATGCAGATCACATTCTGGTGATCCTGGACACCGCTGCGGACCTGTTCGGAGGCAGCGAAATCTCGCGGCGCGAGGTCAATACCTTCGTGAAAACGTACCTCGGAAGCATCGTGCAAAAGTACAACGCCACGGTCATCCTGCTGGCGCATCCCTCGTTATCCGGCCTGGCCAGCGGCAGCGGAATGTCGGGATCGACGGCCTGGTCAAATAGCGTCCGGTCGCGCTCATATCTGCACAGTGACGACGACGACAATAGCATCAGGACGCTATCCAGAATGAAGTCAAATTATTCGAGCATTGGCGCCGACAACGACATCAAATTGATCTGGGACGAGGGTGTTTTGTGCGTCCCGACGACGCCGGCGCACTTCGACAAGATCAATAACATCAGCCTCAAACGGGACGTTATGGAGCAAGTTGATGTCGCCTGGTACAGCAAAAACCCGCTCCGGGAGAGGGGCGCGAGGCGATGGGAAACAGCCCTGGCGGCGACGCTGCCGCAGCATAAAAAGGGCGCCGTTGTGAAGGCATTTAAAGACCTCGTGGGGAGCGGAAATATCGTCCACGAAGAGCGAAAGGGGTACAAGACGGAAATTGCCCCGTAATCCTATGTCAGCTAAAAACTGTTTAAAAACAAAGACTTAGGTATATGGGGGTAATTCAAAACACACAAGTATCTAAGCCATTGAAATCATTAAGGAATCGCGTGACACACATATCCACCCCTATAGGGGGACACCACTTGTGTGTCTCCCCCACGGCGATCTGGGGCAAACGACTTACAGAGGATGGCAACATGGCAACCAAAACGTACCGCCGAAAACCAGATGCGTTGACGCAACGCGACGGCTACACGGACCCGATAGCAGAGGGCATACACCACAGCATCAAACCGCTCGACCGCGTTGCGACCGAGATGGAGTTGAAGTGGGGCTGCGACCGACTGGCGGGTCTCGTGTCGCCAGAGATGGCCGCAAAGTTCGGATCGGCAAAAGCAAAGCTCGACGCCGCCATCGAATTGAACGCGGCGACCGACGTGGCACGCACCGCCGGCGTCATGGTTCGAGGCTGGGCGGCGTTGGATGCCGAGGCAACCAAAGGCGGGCACAAGCCGCTCGAGCCGAACATCTGGTCGCACACGACAGAGGCCGGCTTTACGTTCGCCGTTGCGCAGGGTAACGCGGACGCGATCAAGGCGATCAAGACGCGGCCCGACCTCGATGGCGTGCGTGTTTATTCGCTGGACGAAATCGGGCGCCTGCTGGAAAGCGGGAGCATGGATCTGGTTAACACGGTCAAGGATAGCTGGCCGGGGGCGACGGTGACGGCGGTCAGGCCGCTGCGGGGCGACGCGATGGATGACGAGGTGCCGTGGTGAAAAAACGCACCCGCACGGCAAAGGCTAAGACCAAGCGCGACATTGGCGTCGCCGACGGGCCGACATCTGAATGGCGACGGCACCACGATGCGGTGGTCGAGGATCGCGACATCAAGGGAACGAAGGGAATTCGTGCATTATCACAGAATGCGTTCGACAGATATTACCGCCGCACCGAATTGGCGCCAGGCGACAAGACCCAAAATATGCGCCTCTACATGGCTGGCGAGCGCCTGCGGGGCGATTGGGAACGAGCCGGGCTGGACACACGCGCCAGGCAATCGTTTGAGCGCCAGCCTGCCGCCAGCGTCGAGGAGTTTTCTGCGGCCAAGATTGACGCATGGAACCGGGTGAGGCGGGCGATGGTGGCGCTGGGTCCAACGAGGAACGTGGTGGTTAATGCCGCGGTTTATGGTGATCGCGTCGGCAAGGCCAAAATTGAGATGCTGCGCGCTGGGCTGGACGCGCTGGCGGATATGTATTCAGGGCGAAAATAACCGCTTGACACTAGGGAACCCTGCGGCTACCGTAATTGTCATATTCAATTGGCGCGTCAGCATCAGGCGACGAAGCCATGAAAACAGCTAAAAATCTCAAAACAAATGGAAATCCTGTGGCCCGCGCGTTGCGGTCGCGGCATTTGCGTGCGCGTGTCGTGCGTAGTCGAAAGATTTATTCGAGGAAGGGGCGGGGTATTGATGCCTGATTTGGGATTGAAAAAGCACGCTAATCAGCGCCTGACCGCCAAGCAAGAAGACTTTTGTCGTAAGTTCATGGAACTCAAGTCAGCGTCGGCAGCGTACCGGGCGGCGTATGACGCCGAGAACATGAAGCGGGAAACGGTGCATAGGCAGGCAACGGCGTTGCTGGATAACTGCAAGGTTGCCGCACGCCTCGACGAACTGCGCGCTCAAGTGACCAAGCACGTTGAAATCACGCTGGGCGAAGTGTCCGGCGCATTGCGCGAAGCACTGACAATGGCCCTGGAACGCGGGCAAACTGGCTCTGCCGTTGCCGCCGCGAATGGCCTGGCTAAGCTTGCGGGGCTCATCACAGACCGGCAGCGGATCGAGAACGTGGACGCCAACGAGGCGCACCTGGAGGCTCTGAGGGAGCTTGCAGCGGCCCCGGCAGCACCAGCCTCGCCGTCCCCAGCGCCTGCACCGACGGACCCGCTTCCAGAGCAGGCGGAAGCGCCACATGTATTTGACATAACGCCTAACTCTGACGACACCGTAAAGCATTGATATTGCAACGCAAAACGCAGCCATTTGTCATAATGTCCGTTATCGGATTGTAACATTGTTTGTTATCAATGACTTAGGTAATTGTTGCGCTGCACAACGCTAATCGTTCCCGCAATGGTGGCAATCCCGGTGCGCTGCAACAGGCGCGGACGCCCGGTCATTACACCCTGGTCACGGCCGCTAGACGTCATTTGTGGTGCCTTAGAGGCCCGTACAGCGGAATGTCGGAAGTTTTGGTACCCATATGTAGGTTTTGGGCATTTTCCGCCTGACGCCGCTTACGGGGCATTTGAGACACCCCCCCCCTTGACCGAGACGGAGGGGGCTTGTTATTGGAATACCACCCACGTCTATGTACCGCCAAAAAAAATGCGCCGCAAAAAAAATTAGAAAATTGGGGATCGGATGCCGGAATCTACCCGCGCCGCCACCAAAGCCATGTACGCCGATTTCACCGCGCGCTACAGAGACGATCCTGTAGGCTTCGCCCGCAACTGCCTCGCCCTGGATCCGCTGGAATGGCAGTGCGAGGTCATGCTGGCAGTCGCCACAGGCGAGCGCCGCCTTTCGGTACGCAGCGGCCATGGCGTCGGAAAATCGACCTGCGCGGCGGCCCTAATGCTCTGGTATCTTCTGACCAGATACCCGTGCAAGGTGATTACCACGGCGCCCACCGCCAGCCAACTTTACGACGCCCTGTTCGCCGAATGCAAGAATTTGATGAAGCGCCTACCGCCACCCATCTCCAAGCTACTCGAGGCAACCTCCGACCGCGTGGTCTTGAAATCGTCTCCGACGGAAGCATTTATATCCTGCCGCACCGCCAGCCGTGATCGCCCGGAAAGTCTTGCCGGCGTACATAGCCAGCATGTGCTGTTGGTTGCCGACGAGGCCAGCGGCATACCCGAAGAGGTCTTCGAGTCTGGCGCCGGATCGATGTCAACGCACAACGCCACGACGCTGCTACTGGGCAACCCTGTACGCAACCGTGGCTTGTTTTACAGAACGCACCATGAATTAGCGGATAGCTGGAAAACCTGGCGCATATCGTCGGCCGACAGCCCGCTTGTGGCGCCTGATTTTCTCACCGACATGGCGCAACGCTATGGCGAGGAGAGCAACGCCTACCGCGTCCGCGTACTTGGTGAATTCGCCATGGACGACGGCGAGAGCCTGATCCAGCCATCACTGGTTGAGGCGGCCATCGCCCGCGACGTTGACGTGGTCGAGACGGCCCCATTGGTTTACGGCGTGGACGTGGCGCGCCACGGCAGCGACAAATCGGCCCTGGTGAAGCGCCGCGGCAATGCCGTGGTCGGCATCAAGACCTGGCGGCAACTAGATTTGATGCAGCTTGTGGGCGCCATCGTGCATGAACTTGAGCAGGAGGAAGACCATGTTGAGGAAATATTGGTGGACGCCATTGGACTGGGCGCAGGGGTTGCTGATCGCTTGCAGGAACTGGGTCACCCGGTTGTTTCGGTCAATGTATCTGAGAGTTCGGCGATGCATCCCACGGCTGTGCGCCTGCGGGACGAACTCTGGCTCCGGGCGAAAGAATGGCTAGAGGCCAAGGATTGCACCTTGCCGGACAACGAGACGCTGGCCAAGGAATTGGTTGCGCCGCGCTACACATTTACGAGCAGCGGAAAAATGAAAATTGAATCCAAAGATGAAATGAAAAGGCGTGGCATCTCCAGCCCTGACGTGGCCGACGCATTTTGCCTCACCTTTGCTGGCGTGGCAGCCATGGTCACCCGTGGCGCGATGTCGAAGCGTTGGAAGCAGGCTATTGATTATCCTTCGTCTGCTTGGATTGTTTGATGGTTGGGTTGTTGGACGATCTATCCGCCGGCAAGTACCAGAAAGCTGCGCGCGGCCTGTTAGGACCAGCCTACGAACCGCTGGCGGCATTGCCAGGTCTGTTGGGCGAGTTCTCGATGGGCGCTGACGTTAGGGACTACCAAGCCTACGGCAGTGAAGCGATACAGAAGGCGCTGCGCGGCGACTACGGTCAAGCCGGTTTGGATGCGTTGTGGGCGGCAGCGGCGTTGGCCGGCACGGTGGTGCCGGGCCGTGCTTCCATGGCTGACCCGCGAAAATTGAAGAAAAAGGTTAAGAAAAAGGCGAAAGCGAAAAAGGTCAAGCGGATGACCGATTTGCCGAACATTCGGGAAATGCCGGTCGATGAAGCCATCGCAATCGCCAGAAAAGAGCCCCACCTGATACCCGGCGGCGCTGCGACCGAGGGGAAATATGTCGCCGGCCCCCGCAACATAGATACCAGACAGAAGCTGACCAAGATGAGGCGGGACTTGGACGCCAGCATCGATGCTGGCGCCGAGGGCGGCGATTGGTACAACCGCTATCGCGGCGGCGTCTATGATGTCACGGGCGGCAGTCCCGAACAGGCCGGAGCGATGGCCAGGATCGAAGGCATGTTTTCAGCGGGCGTCGATCCAGCATCAGAACTTGGCTACAGCATCAAGGAAACCAGCGGTCTAATTGGCGGCACCCCGGTGAAGGCTGCGCGCCCCGCCCAGCATGAGGCGCTTCTGAATGCCGCGGCGGCAAATGATATGTCCAAACTGATGCTAGGGCCGAAGACCGGCGAATATGCGAAAAGGGTGACGCCCGGCCTGTTGAGTCCCGGCGCAACCGGCGTCAACGATTTCCGGCACTTCAGAAACCTGGGCTACACCGACGCTGCCGGGAAGCCGGTTGATCAGGTCACTGGCACACCGCACATCTTTGCCGACTACGAAACCGCTCTGGCTGTGGATCGGGCGAACAAGCGAAAACTGGCTGGGCGCAGCGATTGGACCGGCGAACAGATACAGGCTACGGCGTGGGTCAAGCAGAAGTCCGACGATCTGTATGCCCGTGGCAAGAAACGATATGACGCCCAGGCCCTGGAGCAAATGAAGAAGGACCGGGTCAACGACATCAGTCCTGAAGGGGTCGAGGAAGCCGGGCGCAAGTTGGCCTTTGGTGACGCCAACCGGACCATCGCGGATTTCTTTCCGAAGCATACCGCCTTTGACACTTATGAAATGCAGCCGGGGCCATCCACCGGGCATCTCCCCGCATCTGTGAACATGAACCAGGCCCAGCGAGACGCCCTGGCGGCAGACCCGCGTGGATCATTTGCGACAGCACCGGGCGGCCGCGATGCCGTCTATGCCGGCCTGCACGTTCCTACGGCGCCCGGCATCAGTATGCGCGTGCGCCCCACGACACCCATGCAGGGCATCTACGATGGGGGGCAGGGGCTTGAATTAAACCAGGGCGCGGTTGCCCGTCCTTTGGTTGGCTACACCACCCACGGCGCCTCTCCGAAAACCTTGGCAACCGCTGACAGGGATATCTTGGAAGCGGGCACCGGATTGCGGGCTGGCTTGCTGGCCCAGGATGCGGGCGCCGCCCATGTTATCACCGACAGTGGCAGGATGAGCGACAGGAACGCGGTCGGCGCTGGCCTGCTGGGCAAACTGACGCCGCAAGAGGCCCTCGACCTCCGCGATGTCGGTGCCAAGTACGGCTACGGCGATCTGGTGGATCGTGGCGAAGGCATCACCATGACCAATTTTGGCGGTGATCCCACGGTGCCGTCTACCAAAGAAATGGCCGCTCTTACAGAAGAGGTCAGGGCAATCAGGCCCGACCTGACGACCGCCAAGCGGATGAGCCAGGACAGCGTCTATACCGATCTGACCGACGAATGGAAAGCCGGCGAAGGGTCCGGCGAGGTCACCAAGAAGATTTTGGGTTGGGTCGAGAAGACGCCAGAGTTGGCGGCGGCGATGGATAACAATCCTTACATCGCCCAGAACGCCCTCGACCTGATTGCCAGGGACAAAGGCCTTGCAAAAATTTGGGGACCGGGCCGCGCCGATCTGGAAACATTCAGATCGATCATCGGCGCCGGCCCCGGTTGGGTTGGAAGGTTAAAGAAAGCGGTCAAAAAAGGCATCGTGCCGGCCATAGCCGCAGCGGCTGTGTTCCAAAGGGTGTCTGTGGAATTTACCGAGGACGACGCGTCATAGAAACCGGCGGCAACCCCAGCATCCGATCGGACCAAGCCTTGACCCAGGCCGGTTCATTGTCGGCCCAAAAGGGTACCTGCTTGTCGCCGTCATAATAAAAGCCCAGCACGTTCTCTTCAGTGTGAGGCACTGGCTCGACGTGGGGCCAGTCCAGGCGGGCATCATACTGCCGCTCTGCTTCGCTCAGCGCCAACTGTTGTTCAGCGGTCAGCGCGTCCCTGTCGATGTACTCTTCTTCCGCCAATTGGAAAAAGTAGTGATCGACCATTTCGTTATAGGTCATTTTGAGGGTTCCCCTCTTTAGTGCTTTAGGCCCAATGCCACGGCGCACAAGCTGAAGATCAAATGCCGTAGGCCTTTTATACATCATGGGTCCGCGATAGGTAAGGTAAAAATATGCCAAAGCTAGACGACACAGAAATTCATCGCATCGTGCAGCATGAGATAGATGATGCCGTCCTCTATCAGGACGAGGAGCACACTGGCTTTCGCGACACTGCGACGAAATATTACTATGGCGAGAAATTCGGCAACGAGGTCGAGGGGCAGAGCCAGATAGTCAGTCGCGACGTGGCGGACACCGTCGGATTCGTTATGCCGTCCCTGATGAAGATATTTGCCAGCAGCAAGGATTTTGTCAGCTTCCAGCCGCGCCACCCCGAGGACGAAGACGCTGCCAAGCAGGCCAGCGAGTACGTCAACTGGATCGTCACGGATCAGAACCCCGGCTTTAAAATAATCCACAATTGGCTCCACGACGCGCTCGTCTTCCGCCTGGGCGTGGTTAAATTTTATTGGAAAGATCCTGAATTTGATACGCCGGAAAGCTACGAAGGTTTAACCGAAAATCAACTGGCGCTGTTGGTCAACGATCCCAAGGTCGAGGTCTTAGAGCAGGACGTTAGCTACCTAGACGCAGACGACGATGATCCAGAAGATGTCTATGGCGATATGGCCTCCGCTCTGCCGCCCACCTACTCTGTAAAAATCCGGCGCAAGTTGGAAAACGGGCAATGCATTTTGGAGAACGTGCCGCCTGAAGAATTCCTGTATTCGCGCCATGCCAAGTCGTTAGAGGATGCGGACTTCGTTGGCCACCGCCGCATGATGACGATCAGCGAACTGGTCAGCATGGGCTACGATAAAGACGTGATCGAGCGCTATGCCGGCGGCGAAGAGAGCGGCATGAGCGACGAGGTGACCACCCGCTTCCAAGACCTCTCCAGCAGCGGCGGCGATAGCACTATCGATGCATCACGCCGCGAGGTCGAGGTGATCGAGGCGTACATGAAGATCGACGATGGAACTGGCGTCAGTGAATTGCGCCGCTTTTTCTGCGTCGGAGCCGGGCGCGAGATACTCGAAGACGAGCCGTTCGACAGCCTGCCTTTCGCCGCATTAACGCCGCACCTGATACCCCACCGCCTGGTGGGTAGGTCGGTGACTGACGACACGCAAGACTTGCAATTGATCAAATCAACGGTGCTGCGCCAAATTATGGACGGCGCCTACCAATCCACTAATCCCCGTATAATGGCCGTAGAGGGCCAAGTCAACGTATCGGATCTAATGGAGAACCGCCCCGGCGGCATCGTGCGCGTTCGCGCTCCTGGCATGGTGCAACCGCTGCCGGTGCAGCCGGTCTGGCAGTCCACGTTTCCGCTGCTTGAGTATCTTGACAATGTGCGAGAGGCGCGCACGGGCGTTTCCAAGGCATCAATGGGTTTAGACCCCGACTCGCTCCAGAGCAGCACGGCCACGGCCGTGGCGGCCACTGTCAGCGCGGCGCAAGGCAAGGTGGAACAGATCGCCCGTGTGTTTGCCGAGACAGGTTTCCGCGATTTATTTCGCGGCATCCTTCGCCTTGTCACGCACTATCAGGATGCGCCGCAGATCATCCGCTTGACGAATAATTTCGTGGAGATGGATCCGCGCGCCTGGGCGAACGGCTTCGATCTGATTGTCAACGTCGGCCTGGGCACCACGCAACAGGATCAGAAGCTGGCGCTGCTGGCGCAGATCGCCGGCAAGCAGGAGCAGATTTTACAGACCCTCGGGCCATCAAATCCTGTGGTCGGCATCAACCAGTACGTCGGCACTCTTCGCAAGATGGTAGAGGCCGCCGGCTTCAAGGACGCTGGGCAATTCTTCACCGACGTACCAAAAGAGGTGGTGGATCAGATGGGTCAGCAGGGGCAAGAGCAACAGCCCGACCCGATGGCGCAAGCCGCCATGGCCCAGGTCGAGATTGCCAAGGCCAAGGCCGAGGCGGAAATCGCCATCAGGCGCGAGAAGATGCAGGCCGATATCCAGTTGGCCAGGGAAAAATTACAGATGGAAATGCAATTAAAGCAGGCCGAATTAGAGGGCGAAGCGAGGCTGCAAGGCATCAAGCTGGCCAACAAGATCGGCGAGCAAGGCACTAACATCAGGAGCGTTGTCTGATGCCAATTCAGCCAATCGGCGGACAATCGTCAGGGGTATACGGCACCGGCGTTGTCCGCGTCCCCAGCGGCGATGGCAGTTATACACTCGTTCCGCAGAGCATGCACGGCGACCCATCGTTATATGAAAACAGTATTTCAAAGACTGTCGCTGCCCCCGGCCAGACGTTTGCACCGAATTTGGGAACCTGGGCACCACCGACGCCCGAATATCTGACGGCGCCTGGCTATGAAACCTATGCGCCGACCGCGGCTTATGGCTACTCGCCAACAGGCGGCGACTGGTCTGGTGCGTATCCAGGCTATGGTGGCGGTGGCGGTGGTGGCGGTTTGACCTCGGGCGACTTCGGCGGCGGCGCGGACAACAGTACACTTGGCGGCCTGCTGTCGGCTGCGAGCCTGCTGGGTGGCGCCAACGACCTGTCCAGTTTCTTGACGGGATCCAGCCTGCTTGAGCACGCTGGCATCCAGAACCCGTTCAGTGGCTTGCTTGGCGGCGGCGAGGGGCTGAACTTACAAGCCCTGAACCCGTACAGTAACACTCCCCTGACGGCGCTGTTTGGAGAAGCCGGTCGCAATCTTGGCCTCGCCCCGTCGGCATTCCCAAACGCACTCCCCGGCGGCGTGGGTGGTTCGGTAGGCATTGGGCCGTCTGGTTATCTATCGCCGGACGCACTGGCTGGTGTAAGCAACGCTGTCCCGCCAGGTTCGCCTAGCTTGCTGCCCTTCGATCCATCCGGCGGGATGGCGCTACCATCAGTGCCACCGCCTGGCGGCACGGCTCCATTAACCGACGTATTTGGTCCGTATGAATTGCCACGGCAAGCTGTTGATTTGAGTTTGCCTGCTGAGGCATGGAACCCGACAACTGGCGAATTTAATTTCGTTCAAGCGGGGGAGCCGGCTACTGGACAATTCACGACAGCAGCGGGGCTTTCTAATATACAGGGCGGCGCCGGATTGTCTACGGGATTGCCGTCCAGCGCAGCCGAAATCGCAGCGGGGCAAGCCGCTGAATTTGGCGCTGGCGGGTTCTTTGGCTCTGGTTCGGGGGGCGCAGCCCAATTAGGCACAGCATTGGCCAATGCTGGGCTCACCGCCGCAGCAGGCGCAATGCCGGGTCTGGCTGCGGGTATTCCATTCGCTGGCGTTGGCGCGCCAAGTTTATTCGGCGCGGGCACTGCCGCTGCCGGAACCGCCGCCGCAGGGGCAGGAGCAGGAGCAGGAGCAGGGCTAGGCTTGGCCGCGCTTGGCCCGGCAGCTATGATTGCTCTCCCGTTCCTCGCGCGGGCGCTGCTTGACAAACCAACTGACCCCACGATAAACGCGCGCCTAACCCATCAGCTTGAAGGCACTGCGCAGGCCAAGGGCATTAAGGGTCTGGAAGAAGCTATCTACGAGAACCCTAATCTGTACGACCTGGGACGAATAGCCACTTCCGGCAGAACGGGGGGCCACGGACGAGTTCAGTTGGCACCCCCTGGAACGAAGCCCACAAACGGAGGCATCGCAGTAATACCTTGGTCTTCTGAGCTATCCGACCTGTTCAATAAAAACATAGATAGTTTACAAGCGGCCAGCAACGCGGGCCAGCAAGCAACCTCTGCCGGGCCGGATGACATTGACCCGAATAAATATCATCCGATTTACAAACCCGACCCAAACACATACAAAATGGTTGCGGGCGATTATGGCGTCATGGAACCCCGGTTGGTTGGGGGGCCAGCTTTCGACGCCTATATGGAGGACGGACCCGGATGAACATGTGCTTCGTTTGGCTATGGCAAATGCACAGTCCAACATCGATCCGTCTCAACCCGGCGGCAGGTGGCGGCGCTTTTTAAAATGACACGCGAGGAAGAAGTCGCCCGCGGCAAAGCCGCCGAGCTTTTGCTGCGTAACGAACTGCTGGCGGATGCATTCGAAAAACTTGATCTGACCTACACGGCGGCATGGAAAGCCACCGCCGCGGATCAGACACCCGAGCGCGAAAAATTATTCGCGTTGACCACGGCCCTGCGCGACGTGCGCGGCCACATCGAGCAGATCGCCCTGACCGGCGAACTCGCACGGCGGCAACTAGGCATCGACTAGACCGCCCCCAACCAAAGAGGTTTATTTATTATGGCTATAACCAGCAACCCCGAGGGGACTGGCACCGGACCGCTGTCTGTTCACAGCGCGGTCGAACATCTTCTGGCAACGTCGGATCCTGAACAACAGGAAGCCCCGACTGAAGCGGAAGAGCAACCAGCGGCGGAATTAGCTGCCGCTGATGCAGACTACGCCGAGGACGACGCGCCCGCGGAAGCGGCAAGCGTAGACGCCGAGGATGATGACAATGAAGTCTCCGACGATGATGACGACGACGGTGAAGAGGCCGCCATCGATTACTACACGGTCAAAGTTGACGGTGCGGAAGTCGATGTATCGGCCGATGAACTGATTGCCGGATATCAGCGAAATGGGGACTACACGCGCAAGACGCAGGCAGTGGCCGAAGACCGCAAAGCGGTCGAAGGCGAACGGCAGCAATTTGCGCAAGCGCAGCAAGAACTCCACCAAATGAGAGAGCATCTTGCTGCCAGGCTACAGCAGGCCGACAGTATGTTGCAGACAGGGACCGGGGAACCGGAGCCCAACTGGGACCAGCTACGCGAAGACGACCCCATGGAATACATGGTCCAGCGGGATCGGTTTCGCGACAGGCAGGAACAACAGCGCCAAATCCATACGGAACGGGAAGCGCTCCAGGGTCAGCAGAACGCCGTTGCACAGCAGCAGTGGCGGCAACATCTTCAGAGCGAACAGGCAGCATTGCTCGAACGAATACCCCAGTGGCGGGACGCCGACGTGGCAGCGAAAGAGAAATCTTCGGTGATCACCTACGCCCAGCGAGCCGGATTCAGCGAGCAAGAGCTTGAGCAAGCATCTGACAGTCGGGCCATTTCGATCCTCCGCAAGGCAATGCTCTACGACGCCTTGCAAGACGAAACGCCAAAGGCCAGGGCCAAGACCAAGGCCGCACCAAAAATGGTGCGGGCCGGGAAGCCCAAAAGCAAGTCTGAAAAATCATCGCGGCAGAAGGCGCAGAAGCTCGACCGCATTAACAAAAACACTGGCAGAGATGCCATGGCAGCAGCCGTGGATTACCTGCTTGACCCGTAAATATAAGGAGCTACAAGATGGCAACATGGACCTCAAGCGCTGCAATCGGGCAGCGGGAAGACCTCACGGACGTTATCACCCGGATCGACCCGGCTGAGACGCCCATTTTTTCTAACGCCAAGCGTGAAGTCACGAAGGCAATCTACCATGAGTGGCAAGTGCAGGAACTCACCGCTGCCTCAGACACCAATTATGTGAATGAGGGCGCTGATTACTCGTATGTTAATCCCACCGCCACTACGAGATTGGGCAATTATCACCAAATCTCGGTCCAGGCCGCGCAAGTTTCCGGCACTCTCGATGCCGTGGATTTAGCCGGGCGGACGAAAGAAACCGCTTATGTGAAAATCGCGAAGTCTCTGGAACAACGTCGCGATATCGAAAAGGCCCTGTGCAAAAACGAAGCTCGTTCCGCGAGCGACGCGCGCAAGGCCGGCAAGTTGATGTCCTATATTACCAACATCAACGTCATCTCGGCGTCAACGACCCCCGCTGGGACAGGCGCGAACGTCAGCGATCTGGCCGGGACTAACGCGGCTCTGACGCTGGCTAAGATTGATGCGGCAAATTTGCTGGCATATACCGACGGCGGAACTCCCGACATGATGGTCGTGAGCCCGGCGAACAAGGTTGCGTTCTCGGACCTGTCATCCGGCAGTGCTGTGACCAACCAGTTGCATATGACGAGCGCGAAGGAAGCAACCATCATCGGCGGCGTGTCGATGTATTTGACCGATTTCGGCCTGTTGAATGTTGTCATCGATCGTTTCAATGCTGATGATCGCATCTTCCTGCTCGATAGCGATCACTACAGCATCGGGCATCTTCCCGGCCGTATGTTCTCGGTGGCCGACGTGGCAGCTGTCGGGGATGCAAGTCGCTTCTCGATTACGAGTGAATGGACCCTCATAATGAAGGCTCCAAAAGCACACGCCGGTGTTTACGACTTGAACACCTAAGTTAGCGAAAACCTATCGGGGGCGGTTTCGGCCGCCCCCACCTTTTTCCAGCGGCTTCGGCCGCTTTTTTTATGGCGAGGCAATGGGCAAAACATTAATTTCATCCGACCCGCTGACGCGGAAAAAAACATGGCTGACCGATGACGCTGACGGCCTGGGCATAACGACAGAGCAAGACGTAACGCCCGTGGTCGACATCGCCAAGGCCGAGGAAGCCGAGTGGCGCCCAGGCCAGATGACCGGAAACACGCAGAAGCATAGACAGAAAGTCGCCGAGATTCCGACCGCGCTTTACTTCGATCTTCTCGCAAGATTTGGGCCGCCGAAACATAACCAGAAAAAATGGATGCAGTGGCTCCAAGACCCCGACAACAAATATTTCCGCACGTCCGGCGGCAGGTTGGTTTAGATGGCCATCACGACATTCGATGAATTAAAAACCTCGGTAGCGAACTGGCTCGGGCGAGACGACCTGACGGACCGCATACCCGAATTCGTCGCACTGGCCGAGGGCCGCATGAGCCGCACCATCTTTGCCCGCGCCCAGGAAGCCAGAGCTACGGCCACTCTGACAGCCGACGACGCCTATACTTCGTTGCCAACTGACTTACGTCAAATCAGGTCCGTGCAACTGAACACCACGCCGACTACTGTTCTGCGTTTTATGCCCCCTGGCATGTTGGAGCAAACATATCCTAGTACAGCCAGCGGCAAGCCGTTGGCCTACACCGTAATCGGGACAGAAATCAAGTTTGCGCCGACGCCAGATAGCGGCTACGTCGCCGAGATTTTGTACGTCCAGGGCATCCCGGCGCTGTCCGCCACACAGACCAACAACACCTATTTAACACGCAGCCCGGACGCCTACCTTTATGGCACCCTGGTTGAGGCGCATCGATATCTGATGGACCCAGCGCAGGCCAACAATTTTGATCAGCTATTCTCTCGCTCTATGGGCGAAATCAAAGCCGAAGACGAAGAGGCCCGCTGGGGCGGATCGCCCCTTCAAATGAAAACATCATCTGCCCCATAGGAGACCATCATGGCTGCACTAAGTAACTTTGCCGAAAATGAAATGCTCGATCACATGCTCGGGACCGGTGCCTACACGGCGCCCTCCAACGTGTTCCTGTCCTTGTGGACTACGGACCCGACCGACGCCGGTAGCGGCAACGAATTGAGCGGGTCAAGCTACGCCCGCCAGGATATCAATTTCAGCGCATCATCAAGCGGCGCGGCCGTAAGCTCTGGCGTCGTGACTTTCCCGACTGCAACCGGCACTTGGGGCACGATCACGCACATAGGAGTCCATGACGCGGCATCGAGCGGCAACCTTTTGTTTCACGGTGCCTTGACGGCGTCCAAGGTTATTGCCACTGGAGACGTGTTTCAAGTCGCCAGCACCGGAATATCGATCACGGCGGCCTAGCGGCGTCCAGCCATGGCAGATATTACCGGCCCGACACTTGACCAGCTAGACAGTTGGTACGGCGGCAACCTAGACAACTTCTCGACATCCCTGGACAACTCTTTCTGGGAGGGTGTGACGTTACGCGATGCCGCGTCCGCGCTTAACGTATCGGCCACAGCAACGTCTGCCGGCGTCATTACCGCTTCGGGGGCGTCCGCCCTCAACGTAGCCGCAACCGCGGCCGCGGCTGGGGTCCGGGTACGGATTGGTGCAGCCGCGCTTAACGTATCGGCTACGACCGCTGCGGCGGGGCTCCGAATACGGATTGGCGAGAGCGCACTAACGGCAACGGCCGGCGCAGCGGCGGCGGGCAAGATAACCGCCAGCGGCGCGGGCGCGCTGTCTGTCAGCGCCACGGTTGCTGCTGCTGGCGTCATCGCCGTATTTGGTGAGGCGGCGCTATCGGTATCCGCAACGGTTATAGCGAACGCCGAAGAGCTTGGTGAGGATTGGACGGATATCGTCCCTGGCGTCGAGGTCTGGGCGACAGTGACCACGGGAACTGAAAACTGGGTGCGCATATGACTGAAGTAAATTTTGGCGAGTGGACGCCTGACCAGCCCGACTTCAACGCTGGTTGCGCGGATGCGCTGAACGTCATTCCTACGGCCAAGGGCTACCGCCCGTTGCCGAGCCTGGCGGCTCTGTCTGGCGCTGCCGACGCTCGTCTGCGCGGGATTTTCCCGGCCAAGCAAAGCGACGGCACGGTTAAGATATTCGCTGGAGACGGCACGAAATTATATCTTTTTGACAGAAGCGACAGCAGCCTCGATAACGTCAGCAAATCTGGCAACTACACCTTGGCCGCCGACGAGCCCTGGCGCTTCGTACAGTTTGGCAACATCGTCATCGCCGCCAGTGATTCCCAAATCCTACAGAGCTACACGATTGGCAGTTCGTCACTTTTCGCTGACGTGACCGGCGCCCCGACGGCCAAATATATCGCTGTCGTTCGCGACTTCGTGATGACGGCAAACACCTCGACCAGCAACCAACAGGTGGTTTGGTCGGGGATCGGCGATTCCACAAGCTGGTCGGCCAGCGCCACAACGCAGGCAGACAGTCAAACGATCTACGGCCTTGGTGCTATTACCGGGCTGGTCGGCGGCGAGTTCGCCACGATCCTGTGCGAGGAGGGTATCGTTCGCGGCACATACGCGGGTTCGCCTTTGGTGTTCCAGTTCGATGCCGTCGAGACAGCCCGCGGCTGTGCGATACCCGGTAGCGTGGCGGCAATTGGCAGCAACACAATTTACTGGTCAGGCGACGGATTTTACCAATTCGATGGCTCGAGATCGACGCCAATCGGCACAGAGAAGGTTGATAGATATTTTTCTGATGACCTGAATATCGCCGACATCGACCGCTGTTCAGCGGCGATAGACCCGGTCAATAAATTGTACGTCCTCGCCTATTCGAACGGCGGCACGGCGCAACCAAACAAGCTGCTGATCTACAATTATTCCCTGGGCCGGTGGGCACGGGGCGAACTGAACACCGACCTGGTCGCGCCAATCTTCACGGCTGGATACTCGCTGGAGCAGCTTGATACGATCAGCAGCAGCCTGGATGCCTTGGGGACATCGCTGGACAGTCCGCTATTCAAAGGCGGGCAATTCGCCTTCGCCGGATCGGACGCCAGCAAGATATCTACATTCACCGGCGCCTCTTTAACCGGCGTAATTGAAACCGGCGAGCAGGCGATGCCAGACGGCCAGCGGATAATGATTAACGCCGTGACCCCTCTGGTGACCGGCAGCCCCACGACAACGGTGCAGGTTCTGACGCGCAACCGGCAACAGGACAGTGCGACAGCGACCGCGGCCGCCAGTGTCAATGCGGACGGCTGGGCGCCGGTTCGCGCCAATGGGCGCTTTCATAGGGTGAGGCTGAACGTAAGCGGCGTCTGGACAAACGCCCAGGGCGTTGACGTGCAGGTGAAGAGCGCTGGTATGCGCTGATGGCCAACCAATACAGACGCCTGCCACAGGATGGCGCATCGCCGCGCCAGGTCGCGGAGGTGGTCAACCGGACCCTGGACGGTGGCATCAACGCCACCGGCAGCGTGACACTGACAGCCAGCGCTGGCAGCACAGTGGTGGCTGACAAGAGACTGAGCGCTACCAGCTATTTCGGCCTGATGCCGACTACGGCCAACGCTGCCGCCGAGGCTGGCAACGGGACCATCTATGTGAGCAGCCAAGGAAAACAAACTTTAACGCTGACCCATGCCAACAACAGCCAGACAGACAGAACCTACAGATACGCCATTCTGGGATGAATGGCGGCGCTTGCGCCACCACATCCTGGCGGCGCTGGAACACGCCGGCGATACGCATACGGAGCATGACGTGCTCGATCTTTTGCGGAACGACCAGGCCCAGTTCTGGCCTGCTGAAAACTCGGCGATGGTGACCGAAATAGTCGGCTACCCCAATGGCAGCCACTGCCGCATCTGGTTGGCTGGCGGCAACTACGAAGAGGTGCGGGCACTGGAGCGCGACCGGGTCATCCCGTGGGCGCAGCAGAAGGGGTGCCGTCGGATTGAAATGGTCGGGCGCAAGGGCTGGGCTCGGCGACTTAAAGATTATCGAGAAGTGGCCACAGTGTTGGTCAAGGAGATATAAAGATGTCTAAAGGCGGATCGAATCAGCCATCAGGCCAGACCGTAACGACCACCAACCAAGACCCGTGGTCTGGTCTACAGCCATACCTCGGCTACGGCCTGGGAGAGGCTCTGAACCAGTACCAGACTGCGCCGCAGGAATTCTTCCCGCGCAGCACGGTCGCGCCACAATCGGCGGATACCATCGCATCGCAAAACCTAATTCGCCAGCGGGCGCTTGGCGGTAATCCGCTGAACCAAATGGCGCAGCAGGGGGCGATGGATACTCTGTCCGGCAGTTGGCTGGGCGGCCCCAGGTATCAGGAAATGTATAACGCGGCCGTCAGGCCCGCCATGCAGCAATTCACCGAACAGGTTCTGCCGGGCATCACGAGCCAATTCGCACGCAGCGGCCGTCTGGGCAGCAACCAGCAGCAACTGGCTACAGAGCGCGCCACAGAGTCGTTCGGACGCGGCCTCGCCGATGTTGGCGCGCAGCAATTCGCTGCGGAGCGGGCGAGACAAAATCAGATGATTGGAATGGCGCCGCAGCTCGCTGCGACTGATTACGCTGACCCGGCTAGGCTGGGGGCAATCGGGCTGGCGCAGGGCGCGCAGGCGCAGCAGCGAATAGCTGACGAGGTTGGCCGCTTCAATTTCTACCAGCAGCGACCGAGCCTCATGCTCAATAACTACGTCAACCAGATTCGAGGGATGCCTATAACCGGCAGCCAAACCCAGGCCGCCACGCCGTACTTCAGCAACCCGACGGGCGATGCCATGAGCGGCGCCATGAGCGGCGCTGCCCTGGCGAATATGATGAAAATATCGCCATGGCTTGGCGCCGCTGGCGGCGCTGGCCTGAGTTTATTGAGCTAGGAGGTGGCAATGGCTAACCCATTATTTTCGGGACTACTCGGGCAGGTCGGTGGCCAAGGCTCCAGCCTTTTCGGCATAGACCCTCAGACCTCCGGCCTTCTCGCGGCCGCACAGGCGCTGGGGCAAGCATCTGCGCCGTCGCGTACGCCGCAGGGTACGGGCGCGATGATGTCCAACGCCTTGGCTGCGGGGGTTGGTGGATATCGCCAGGCGCAGCTTGCCGGGATGCAACAGCAGATGCAGAAAATGCAATACCAGAATGCGCAGCGGGCGCAGGCTGCCGCGCAAGCAAGGAATCTGGCGCGTGACAGGTACGTTAATGCCCTCCAGGCTGACGGAAAAGACATGGCCGGTAACCCGGTTAATATGAACGCCCTGGCAGCAGCGGCGGCGCCGGATGCATTCATAGGCGCGGCAATTAAGTCAGGACTCAAGAAGCCAGGGAATACTTTCAAAAACGATTACATGCAGTATGTTTACGCTCTTGGCGAGAAGGTTAAGGCCGGCACGGCAACGCCCGAAGAGGTCAGAAAATACAGATTATCGGCGGCATACTTAGCCCGCCCACGGCAGTACACCGTGCAGACGGCAACGGGACCGGAGACGCGACAGCAACCAGGTTTTAATGTCGGTGAATTGGGATACCCTGTACCTGGGCAGGGAACGGGAGAAGCACCCCACCCGCAACAGGCGGCGCAGCCGACCGTGGTGGCGAAAGGAATATCGCCGCTTGCGCAAGGCACAATTGAAATGCAAGGCGCAGTCGAGCAGAAGTGGGAAGCATATAAAACTACGCTGCGAGAAATCGGACCCGCCATTAACCCGTTTTCGGCGGATTATAAAAAGATACAAAGTGCTTACACGGCTGTGCTGCTGGCATTGAAGGACGCAGCAAAGTTGGGTGTTTTGGCGGGGCCGGACTTGGACTTGCTGCACTCGTGGCTGCAAGACCCAACATCTATTATGGCGCAAATTGGCCGCATAGACCCCGATTACCTCATGGCCGACGTCGAAAATATCGATGCCACAATCAGCGCCAACAGAAAACGTCTCAATCAACAGTTTGGCATTAAGCAGGCGCCGGGGAAGGCTGACGTGCCAAAGGGCATGCCCCGCGGTTCAAGGCCGACAGGCAGAATGTTTGGGGGGCAGCAAATTTGGAAAGCCCCTGATGGCACAGAACTGGTGGCCAACTAATGGCGCGGGTACTAACACAGGCAGAGACGGCGGCGTCAGTGCCGATGCCGAAGCAGATCGATGCGGAGCGCGGCGCCCCCGCCGCTGTTCGGCGCGATGTAGGCGGCGCACCAAACCCGCAGGCGCGGCTGGCAACCATGCGGCGTTACTATCCAGATGACGCCGAACCATACGGCGATGACAATTTCGTCTTCACTGATCCCGACACAGGCAGGCCAACCCTATACAATCCACCTGGGTTGGATTGGGGCGACGTAGCCGCTGTGCTGCCTGAAATTGCCGAGACTATGGGCGGCGTCTTCGGCGGCGCGCTGGCGGCACCGCCTGCACTTGCCACGGCCCCGGCAACGGGCGGCGTGTCCTTGCTTGGAATCCCCGCTGGCGTCGGACTGGGCGCTGCCGCTGGCAAGGAAGTTGAAAACTTTATCGCAAGCAACTTGTACAAACGCGTTGACCCCAGAGGCTTGCCGGAACGGGCGTTGGACGCCGCCGGCGTGGCCGCTCTGAATGTCGCCGGGCATCGTCTTGGTGAAGTGGCGCCAACAGTGGCCAAGAACCTGCTTGGCGGCGGCAAGGACGCGCTGGCAAGGCTACAGGCTTTCCAACGTCTCGGCGTGACGCCAAGGGCGGGTGCCGTGACGGGCAGTGCTGGAGTACAAAGTGCAGAACATGCCGCAGCCATCGCCCCTGGCGGCTCCGGGGTAATGCACGCCGCCTATGACAAAACCCTTGGAGAATTAACCGCGGCATCAAAAAGGATCAGCGGCAAATTCGGCCCGATACTGGATAGCCCCCAGAGATTAGGCGCCCATGTGAAAGCGGCATCGGAGAAGGCCGCGAAGAGGTTCATGGACAATGCCGAAGTTCTTTACAATCGCGCCTATAGAAACTTCGACAGGAACACGCCCGTTGATATCACACCAATCGCAGATGCCCTTGAAGGCGTCATCCGCCCGTTGGCAACTTCTCCTCGCCTGCTAAAACGCTTTGCCGGCGAACACGAAAAGCTGCTTGCTGATTTTATGGAGGACGCCACAGGGGGCACCGTTACGTTCGCCGCAGTGAGGCAGATACGCACCGCCATTGGCAAGAAGTTGAACAGTCCGCTATTTGTTGGCGACGAGCAGCATGCGGCATACGCCTCTTTGTACGGCGCCCTAACCAAGACGCTGGACGACACCATTGCCAGCAAGGCAGGCCCTGCCGCGCAAAAATCCTGGGGAAGAGCAAACCAATGGTATGCGAAAGCCCGCGCTAATAGGATCGACTTTCTTAACGATATCGCCAAAAAGGATCTGCCCGAAAAGGTGGCGAAATACGTCCAGTCGGGCATGAATGACGGCGGGTCACTGCTGACAAAGCTGCGCAAGTCATTATTGCCGGAAGAGTTCGACGCTGTCGCCGGGACGGTCTTGTATCAGCTAGGCCGGGCTAAACCTAACGCGCAATCCCTTGGCGATGACATATTCGATACGGCGGCCGACTTCTCACCCAATACATTTATGACCAACTGGGCCAAGTTAGCGCCGGAATCAAAAAAGGCGCTGTTTGGCGGCACAAGATACGCCAAGCTAAGGCCTCATCTCGATGATTTGGCCAAAGTGTCCGATGCCCTCAAGGATGCGGATAAATTTCGCAACTACAGCAATACCGCGCGCAATCTTTTATGGGGGTCTTTGTTTACCGGCGGTGGCGCCAACCTTGCTTATTCAGGTGGAATTGAAGCAGCGGCCACTGGAGCCGCGACGGCGGTAACGCTGGGCTTCCTGGGCGCAAAGCTACTGACCAGCCCCCGCTTCGTGCGATGGGTAACCGACGGCATGCGGATAGTTGGCGACGACGCCACCAGTTGGAACCGCCACCTAACTCGGCTGATTACGGTCCAGGCGGCCGAGCCGCATCTGAAGGAAGAACTTCAGCAATATCGAGACGCGATGCGATCCGCGCCGCGTCCCTGGACGCAATAACCACCCCGCCCGCCGCGGCGGGATTTTTCGGAGCTAGAAAATGGTAACCAAAATAACCGACTACAGCACGACTGCCGGGTCTAATACTGACGTGGCGGGGATATCCTTGGCCGAGGGCTGGGCGCCCAGCACCGTCAATAACTTGATGCGCGCGCTGATTGCCCAGATGGCTGGCGCCGCGCAGTCGGAAGGCGGCTGG